AGTACGCGTTCGAGCTATATGCTAAAAAGGGATTTCACAAAGCGTTCCGCGATGATGAAAAGCAATCAGATGTCTATTGGCTTGCATGGGAAGGCCTTCGACTAAGTGGAGTCACAGTCAAGCCATTTGGCGATTCTTTCCTCGAAACTCTAAAGAGTGTAGAGGTTGCAGAGTCTGACCCTTTGGCCTAGGCAGGGATAGCATCCACTATCTCATCGCTCGCTTGAGCATTGAGACGGCTATCCCTCCACAATATTTAATTGATTTAGATCCATCAATGCTACAGATGTTACTGAAAGCATTGAAAGATAGAGCAAAGGAGCAGAGCGATGCCTACAGAGCTAAAAGGCGCTAACGAGCTTCGCAAAGCCTTAAAGAAGTTCTCACCGGATCTAGACAAAGCAACACGGGATGAAATGGTGGGATTCTTAAAGCCACTAGTAAGAAAGGCTAAAGGTTTCTTGCCTGCTAATGATCAGATGCCCTCTGGATTTGTGAAACATGATGTCAAGACTGCAACCTTTCCAATGTACGACGCAGGCGAGGCACGTCGAGGCGTAGGCTATAAGTTGACACCTACTAAGCCTAATCGCCAAGGATGGTCATCGACTGTCTCAATTCACAGCAAGCGAGCAGCTGCAGTCATTTACGACTGGGCAGGGCGAAAGTCAAGTAGTAAGTTCGTAAGCGTACTTCCTAACGCTTTGGCTGGCAGCGGCAAGATGTCAGGCCGAGCTTTATTTAAGGCTTATAAAGAAGATGAAGGCAAGGCTAAGGCCGGAGTTATCAAGGCGCTAGAAAAGGCTGCTGCTAAATTTAACGAGAGTGGCAACTAATGGCTGAATTACGAATCCCCATAATTGTTGAGAACAAAGGCAAAAAAGCCCTAGGCGATGTTGATAAAGGCGTCAAGGGATTATCTAAATCTTTTAAGAAACTAGCAGGCGCGGCAGGAATTGCTCTTGGAACCGCTGCAGTAATTAACTTTGGCAAGAAAGCCGCAAAGGCATTTATAGAAGACGAGCGGGCAGCCTCACAGCTTGCATTAGCAGTTAAGAACCTAGGCCTAGCCTTTGATACTCCACGTATTGAGGAGTTTATCTCTAACCTATCTAAAGCGTCAGGCGTTGCAGATGACGTGCTCCGTCCATCAATGCAGAAGCTATTGCAGACGACTGGCTCTGTCGCCAAGTCCACAGAATTACTGACTCAGGCTCTTGACATATCACGAGGCTCCGGCGTTGATTATGAGACCGTAGTCAATGATTTGACCATGGCTTATGTCGGGCAGACTCGAGGACTTCGCAAGTATTCTCTAGGACTATCTCAAGCTGAGCTCAAGACTATGAAGTTCTCAGATGTACAGGATAAACTTAATAAACAGTTCTCTGGTGCTAACGCAGCCTACTTAGACACCTATGCGGGCAAAATGGCAGTGCTAGGCACAGCAGCAGGCGAAGCCTCAGAAATTATTGGTAAGGGTTTAATTGATGCTTTGATGATTTTATCTGGTGATACAACAGTAGACGAATTAGCCGTAAGTATGGAGACGCTTGCTTCCAATACTGCAAAGGCAGTTACTGAATTGGCTAAACTAGTTAAAGGTGTAGTTAATTTTGGTACTGAAAGCTACGGCAAGGTGGACAATTTTGCTGATGACATTACTGATTTTCTTGATCGTTTAACTGGACATGAAGAGCGAATAGCAGAACGAGCTCGTGCCGCAGCGACGGCTGGTATGGGCGGATACCCTTCATCTGCCCTAGGTGGAACTTTCGTTGATCCTAACGCAGCAGCTCGTAAAGCAGCAGAAGCAGCAGCAGCCAAGCGTGCCAAGGAATTAGCAGCACTCCAGAGAAAGACTTTAGATACACAGAAAAAGGCTTTAGCCTTACAAAAGGCTTCAAAGACTTTGAACCTTGAAGCTATCGGCATCGAGGCAGCCCTCAAGGGCAAGATCAGCGAGACCGATCGCATATCTTTGCTATTGCAGAAGGCTATTCTCGAAGGCAATGCAACCCTAGCTACGGCTCTATCGGATCAACTTGAGGCTGCAACTAAGCGCCAGAATGAATTGCGTGCCTTGCTAATGACCACGCCAGAGGCTCCTAATCCATATCGTAACTGGACGCTACCTCAAGACTTACTCAATTACACAGCCTCATCCCTCGGAGTATCTGTAGCACAATTACAGAATGCGCCTGTTGCACCGACCTCTAGCTTCTCAGATGCACAGTTAGAACTAATGTCTGCCGTCAACGCATTTCAAGGAGCTAACGCTCAAGCTATAAGTGTTGAGGTGTATCTTGATGGCGATATCGTAGGGGGCGCAGTTACTAATTCACAGATTAACAGCTCACTATCTGGATCGTTTAATCAAGTTAATCGCGGTAACAATAAGGGAGCGGTTGCTCTCTAATGGCCTTACCTGCAACCATCTCGGTATCGTTCGATTTTAGCCAAGGTGCTACATTCGGAATACCTTTTACGCTAAATGATGCGCGATTCGGTCTTATAGGTAAAGGAACACTAGGATCTTCCGCGGTACCTAATCCAGTTGTAGATCTTAGCAGCGTTACTCGATCAATTAAAATAACTCGTGGCCGTAATATCATGCGCGACACCTATGAGTCTGGCAACTGCACAGTTCGCGTCCTAGACCCTGACTCTTACTTTAACCCTCAGAACGCAGCATCGCCTTATTTCGGGTACTTGACGCCGTTACGCAAGATTCGCGTGGCTGCGACTACTGCGACAGCCGAGGAATTCCTATTCTCTGGCTACGTTGATAATTACAAGTATTACTACCCGACAGGGCAGGAGATTGGCTACGTCGATATAGTCTGCTCGGACGCCTTTAGACTATTTCAAATGGCTAACGTGGCTACGATTACAGGTGCAACTGCGGGGCAGACTACGGGCACTCGTATCGGCAAGATTCTAGATCAGGTCTCATTTCCCACATCGATGAGAGTTACAGACACAGGATCAACTACAGTTCAAGCCGATCCAGCTACAGCTCGCACAGCCCTTGCAGCCCTGAAAGCAGCAGAGTTTGCAGAGCAGGGCGCATTCTTCATGTTGCCAGATGGCGCGGCTGAGTTCAAAGATAGAGCCGATGTTGTGGCATCTCTTAAGACTGCACCGATTGAGTTTAATCAGACGACAGGCATTCCTTACTCAGACCTTAAGTACGCCTTTGATGACAAGCTAATCGTCAATCAGGCCAGCATGACACGCATTGGCGGCACAGCGCAGACTGCAACTAATGCAGATTCATCGGCTAAGTATTTTCCTCATGGCACGACAGTCACAGACATGATTCCTGAGACAGATGCTGAAGTCCTAAATATCGCTCGGATATACGTAGCGACTCGTGCAGAGACAACGATTAGAATTGATCAAATGACGGTTGATCTATTGGACACAGATGTACCAACTGACACGATGATCGGGCTAGACTATTTCGACAACGTCAAGATAACTAACGTTCAGCCAGACGGCTCGACAATCGTTAAGACCTTGCAGGTGCAGGGCTTGGCGTGGGACATAACCCCTAACAGCATGAAATGTACAGTCACAACACTTGAGCCCATCGTAGAAGGATTCATATTGAATTCTGTGACGTCGGGTATAATAGGCACGTCCATATTAGGATACTAGGAGATAGATAATGGCAGCAGGCTTAGGATATAAAGAGTTTTTGACGGGAGATATTTTAACCGCCGCAGACGCTAACGGCTATCTAGCCTCTCAGGTGGTCATGGTCTTTGCCAGCTCGGCAGCACGCGCCGCAGCCATTACATCACCTCAAGAAGGCATGATCACCTACCTAAAGGACACCGATGTAACCCAGTACTACTCAGGCTCGGCTTATGTAACTATCGGCGGCTCAACTTCTAAAGTCATTCAGATGGTTAATACACAGACGGGCACAGTAGCTACAGGCACTGGCAACATCCCATCGGATAACTCAATTCCACAGATTACTGAAGGCGATCAGTATATGACGCTATCAATCACTCCAACAAGCGCATCTAGTGTTCTGCTTATTGATGTTTTTGCTATATCGGCTGCTGGATCTGACACATTTCAGAGTGCTGCTCTGTTTCAAGATTCCACGGCTAACGCCCTAGCAAGTATTGCAGGCCTTATCGCGGGAACAGATAAAGTTTACACATTCGCATTTAGACATAAGATGACTGCTGGGACAACAAGTGCCACTACCTTTAGAGTAAGAATTGGCGGCAACGCTGGCACGACTACTTTTAATGGCCGCGCTGGTAGTCAATTACTCGGCGGATCTTTAGCCTCATCAATCACGATAACGGAGTACACACCATGACCTATCAGATCGTAAAGAATGCTAACGGCGAAGTTATTGCTTACGGCCCCAATGATGGCATGTATGAGCCAAGTGTAAAAAAAGGCGAGGTTCTAAGCCTTGAAGATGACGCAGTAGCTCAACCTTTAATTGATGCATTTCACGCTAAATTGGATGCTGAGAGAATTGCTGGAGAAACTGCAAAGGCTAGTGCTAAATCTGACTTGCTTAAGCGCTTAGGAATTACAGCAGAAGAAGCTGCACTACTACTTGGATGAAACCTAGACTCTCAAAGTCTGCCATTCAATTAAGAGAGCAGATTGATGATGCATTCCCAGATCGAGATAGAACTTCAGACGGCTGGATCGGTGACACGAGACACGCTGCTCGCAAGTCTGATCATAATCCAGATGCACAGGGATGGGTACGCGCCATCGATGTTGACCGCGACCTTAACGGGAAAGGTCGGAAGCCCGATGTCATGCCTGACTTGGTTGATCAGATTCGAGTCGCAGCAAAATCTGGCGATAAGAGAATCAGTTACATCATCTTTGACGGCAAGATCGCCTCAGCTAAGAAAGCTTGGGCTTGGCGTGCTTATGATGGGATCAATAAGCATAATCATCACGCGCATATCAGCTTTACTATTAAGGGCGACGAAGACTCTCAATTCTTTACTATACCGATGATAGGTGGACAATAAATGAACATGAAGCATCCGGCCATAATTGCAGTAGGCGCATTCTTATGCGTATGGGGCACTACATCTAACTTTGCTCTTGACTATCGTGCCATCCTTGGCTCAATAGTAGCTGGAGTCTTTGGATATGCGAGCCCTAAGAAGTGAGTGTATCGGACTTAATGACAATCTATTTTGCAAGCCTTGCTGTAATCGGTGGGCTGGCAGGTTATGTCATCACTCATCTGCTCTCTGAAATTAAGAGACTTAATTCGCGTGTCGATGAGATTTACAACATACTTCTAGAGCGATAATTATTGACATGGCAAGAAAGAAAGTCATTGACCTTGATACGTATAGCGCACTTGATGCCTATGCGATCTCTATGCATGAGTTCTACAGAGCCTTAAGACGTGCAGGCTTTGCAGTTG